GCGAACATGCGCCTGCATTACCTATTTAGGTAAGGCCATGTTAGCCTTTGACTAAGTCACCTTCTTCACTTATGTCTCTCGAAGCTAATCAAACTTCGACTACTCCGGAGCGGCCCCATCAGGGCGCCGTACCGAAGTGAGAGATTTATTGGGGGATTCCGACTCTACCGTAATAGTATCCTCAGGAAGACAGAACCTGTAGATATTATTAGGGCGTTGCCGTGCACGTTGGAACCACATGAAGAGAGAAATTTCATCTTTCTTCTGTCGGCGCGACTTGCGAGAAATATACTCGCCAGCTTCCAGGTAGTATGCTTGATAATCGTCCACCCAACTCTTCCTTAAATGGAAGTTCGTTGGTTGATCACTAATCAAGGACGATTCCTCGTCAAAACGAGGTCTCAAGCCTCTTGGGAGCTCTAGAAGCTTTCTGATTAGGAAAGCCCTAGCAGTCTTCCACTTGCGATGGTAACATTCGTTTGCTAAATCAATTAGCAAAGGAAAAGAGCCCGGGTTGGCTTTATTAATCGGTCCACCCGCGTACTTACGCGGGATCCGGACAGGTGTTACATCGTATCCTGAGTAATATTCACCTCCACATGATTCTTTGAATCTCGAGGAGACGAACGATTTACTCTGGTTGACGATGAAACCCAGTGATGTGAGAATCTTAATCACATCATCGGCGAAACACCTTTGGATAATAATGTCATCTCCGTATACAGAGAAAATATTTCTCCAGTTACGGAAACCCCTTCTACGTACCACTAGCTCGCAGATACCAGCGAAAATCAAGCATTGAGTGGGAAAGCACATTGCTGATCCCATCGGTGCGAATTTCTCTGGTCGTATGCAGTTATTATCTGGCAATGTCATCGACAATGATCTTGTCAATAAACAAGCCTTATAATACTGTGTACCTGCGAATACGCTTTTAACGAGTCGCCAAGAGACGCTGTCTGAAGCAGATGATAAGTCTATAGTAGCTTTAGTATCATATATTGATCCTTCAGCTGCCATTATGCGATTCCTACTTTGATCATGAAGATCAATTATCTCACGAAGATACGTGTGAGATTGGAAGTAGGAATCTATCTTGTCACTGCAAGCCTCTTGGAAGTACATCAATGAAGTTGGTTCCATGCAAATAGTACGCATGGAATTCATACTTTTCGGAACAAATGTAACTTTTGATCTACGTGTGACAGATTTCGTCTCCGCAGAACGAGGGATACATTCTTCCACATTGCTGTCCTTGAGAAGATACCATAAGCGATCATCCATACCTAAGTTTTGGTATTTCTGATGCTGCGGGATTCTTCCAGACTCCGCTACTCCCCCGGGACCGTGTCGAGGATTTAAATCATCGAGACGGAACCCAGATAGCCAATCCTTCAAGATGTGATTAATACCTTGAAGAATGGTTTCATCGTACACGACATCACGTAGACGGCTCTCTCCGATATAATAATCAGAGAGTGCCACGTCTGCTAATGTTGTGTCACGGAGGGTAGTTCTTCCCATAAACGAGAGGAACTGATTAATGTAGCGAAAAGCGTAGGGAGACAGATCATTGAAGAAGACTTCAATATAATCCCTTATAGGCGCCAAAAAGGTCCCTAGAATGGATTGATAATCTGCGTGCTCGTGTTTAAAGCGAGCGTAAGTAGTCTGCTCAGTTCTGCGAAAGAACTTGAGAAGATCCTTACACAGATTATCGAGCAACACAACGTCTATCGCTTTGGTCGAAATACACCATTGCTTTAGATTGCGTTGCGATCGTCTCTCACTATAGTAACACATGTCTGAAACAATCATAGCATTAAGTGCGATGACCTCGGACATCGTCCGATCATCCCTATTACTAAGTTGTTTCCCATCCCGACATCCAGGAATGCGCCTCAACTGTGTCAAGACGTCTTGCCAAAACTGAAAGTTCTGGTTAGTCGTAACAGACATAAGTCTGGCCTCCTCTCGGCGATTATCTTTTGTTTCTTACGGGAAAACTACCCGTAAGAAAAGGATCATGATCGTTATAGCTAAGCCCACTAATATTGTGGTGTCTTTGTCCATAAGATCACCTCCTAAAGATCAATCGGCATGAGAGACCCGCGCATTATGGCTGATAATCTCGACGTCGTAGTGTCCCCGGTCTCATACAGACCAGAGAGCAATCTACCCAGCTGTGTTTCTATTACAGCTGCTGTGATATCTTCATGTGCCGGTACTTTGATTACCAAATGCACTGACACAGGAAGATCGACGTTTCCGAGCGCACTCTCGCACCTTAGAATATTTGTCAATTGACATAATATACTAAGTCCTTTAGACGATGGAGCTTTCGCGCTCTCCGATATACCAGTATTCTGGTAAACATTGGAGATGCGTGAGACTGCCAGTCTAATCCTCTCTCCTCTGTCCAGAGGAGAGGTGACGTTAGTGAGAATTACTTCATCTGGTTTAGAGGTATCTACCTCACGCCAGTCTTTGGAGTAATTCAATACACCACGAGGGAATGTGAGAGCGGGCACTCCATCTACTGGAGTATCGGTATAACCGAGATTAATAGAACCCATAATAGGCTCCTTTCTCGCTGTTTTAAACGCAGCGACCTACTCCGTCTAGATAGATATTTCTAGACATCAACGTAGGGAGCTTCAGTAATCATCTGAAGCGTTGGAGGCCTAGGGCAGTCGCATCAATGACTCGACGCGAACCGCCGGTACCTCGTTGTTCTTCCCAGGTGTAATTCATCCCGGGAATGGCAGAAGATACCTCGCGAATATAGTATGTTTCGAGCATTGAGCCCTGGACATGCCAATTCGAGAAGTACGGAAGGGGTATTTCTCGAGTGAACTTAGAGGATTGCGTATACGAGTAAACCTCGTAGAATAATACTCTAAGCTCTGTATCTAAGGACGACAACCAATCACTTATCGGAATGAACCAGTCCAGCATAAAGCTGTACGGGATCAAATCCCATAAGTTATCGGTCGTAGGGAACAAGTCGAAGCTTCTCAAGGCTTCAACATTATCCCAGCCTGCGCGAAATTCGCCAGGATACGGATCATAGGAGATCCGCACTCCATAGGTACACTGCCACTCGACGCCGTCCACATCTGAACAGATGATCGTCTCCCGCGCCCGCACGCGATTTCGTGTGCGAGGAGGTGCTATTAAAGAGCGTTGAAGGTTATCAAGATTCTCAATAATCTTCTTGCTATCTTTAATGGAGAGAGAAAGTCCGTATCTGAAATACAGATACAGATTGGCCCACGCCTTCGGATCGCGTTTTAAATTACGCAGATCCTTAAGGTCAGGGAGCATCGACTTTATTTCGACGAGCTCTTTAACGAAGCTCAGTGAATTAATGTCGAGCACCGAAGCAGAGCTAACTGCTCTCTTCACCAACTCTTGACGGTCATATCGACTTGTGAATCTAGGCGGCTTCCCTAAAGTATTAAATCTAGAGAAGTCGATTTGATCATAAGCCGACGTTCTGCCTTTAGCCTTAAAGCATCGAACGGTCAAGGACGTAGTCCTCGGGCGGTCGTAGCCCTGTTGCAGTCGCTTCGACATCTCATCGAAGACGAAAGCAATACCAGGGTTTTTGCTACAGGCAAAAGTTGTAGTGTAGGCTCGCGTGAAATCCTTATTCCAATGGGAGATGAAGCATCGCCCATCTAATACTGCAACAGTGCAGTATGCAGATTGAGCACCGCCCCATCCCAGAGTATCCTTATACGTATAGTAACAGGATCCTCCCCATGGAATAAAGTAATTTCCGCAGTTCTTAGACCAAGTTTTATCAGCTGAGGTCAGGTAGAGGTAATCGGGCCAAGCATTGTCCCGATACCACTCGTTCGAAGGAATACCTAATGGTACCCATTTCGTCCAAGTACTCGATGTGAGTATGAGGTTACCATCATATTTATGATGATAAACACTCGTCTCCTTATCGATCCGCTCGCCTTGCTTTAAGTAGCCTACACGAAGAGAATACGTATTCATATCTCCTCGTGGAGCCATACTTAAGGCACGACCTGTGGTACTGATGTATGGTAAGTAACCATATTCAATATCCCACACTGATAATTCTAGCATAAGAACTCCCCCTTCCAGTCATAGTGAGAGACCTGAGATTACCGCCCAGAGATGTTCTGGGGAGCTGTGTCCATGTTTGTAGCAGGGATACCAGTCGGTACGCCTGCTTCGGCTCGCGCTACGGCATTTAACAGCCTTTCAGCTGCTATTGCAGATACGCGACCGGAGGCTACAGCATTTAACAGTTCTCCGTAAATTTGGTTATCCATGGGATTTCTCCCTTCGATGACCATCTTTACAGGACACTCACAGCGAAGGAAGCGC